TCAGGTGTAGATTCCCATAGTGGTCTGCGCTCGTCTTTGTCCACAACTTTGAGCATTTGCCCAACCTTAATTGCAATCTCAAGCATCATCTCTTCTTTCTCACGCTGAACGGCTTCTTGAATTTGCTTACCAATTATGTTGACGATAGTGCGTTCAACAGTTTTACCAATGAGTTTGTTTACACGTTCTTGCAACTTGCCCTCAAGTATTAACATTGAGTCGATATTTTGTTGGTCTTCCATTTGATCGGGGGTCATTTTCTTTTCCTTTGATGTACACATGTATCCACAGGGCAAAAACCGCACAGTGGGCCTGAAACTGGATTCCATACCTTATTGCTCAACGCCGCTTCAAGCCGGTCAAGCTCAGGCTTCATAGCCTCTAGGTACTTAGTCTTGTAAAAGCTGTGATGCTCTTTCTTAACAAACTCGCCGCTCACCACAAACGCTAATGCTGATTTGATCTCAATCACATGAGGGAAGTGCAAGAATATCCCTGCCGCCAAAAGATCAAGCTGCTTAGTATCCGCATACTTTGCGTTTTTACTGGTTTTGTAGTCAGCTAGGTAAGCCAAGCCACCGTCAATGATCACCAAGTCAGCAATGCCATGCCACCAGTAGTTAGGTGCGTCAAACTTGCAAGCTATAAACTTGCCGTTGTGTATGGCGATACCCATCTCAAGCTCACAGTGCTTTTCACCCTTGATGTTTTTGAACGCTTCAAGTATCGGGCGCATGTAGGCAAACTTCTCAGGCACATCCACACCATCACGGATGTATTCTTCTGCTGCCGTATGCACAAGTGTGCCGTAGTGTGCAGCCTCACCTGCCTGATCAACTACGTCTTTAGCAATCTTCAAGTGGTAATACTTCTTCGGGCATTGCTGAAACGTCTTCAGGCTGCTGTACGACCATTGGATGCTCATTTTTCTACCGTCTCAATTAGTTTTTGTAAGTAGTGCTGTGCTTTAAGCAAGTCAGCCATGCCACCCTTCTTCTTGTACCTACTGACGTACTTGATGATGTTGCCCTCCAGATAACCAAGATTGTTTGCAAGGATAAAGTCCCAAGGCTGAATCTCAGTCTTGTAATGGTCGCCGCCAACCTGCACAGCGTTTGCATCTTGTTCTTGTTTAATAATGTCGTTAACTGTTAGTGGGGGATACATTCACTGACCTCTTACGTTTAGGTTTAATAGCTGTAATGCCTTCTTCAACTTCGGGTTCAGCGTACTTGGCTTCGATCATTGCGTCTGCTAAAGCATAAGCATTTGCTGCGGTTCTGTTAATAACATCCATATGGATACCTCGACTAGCAAATCCCATCAACGCCAACCCCGCAAACAAATCTCTTAGGTCTTCATCGTTCATTTTGTTTTAACCCCTGTACAGCTTCGGCAAGTTCTCGTATGGCATACCCAATATCTTGTGTTGGGCGATCCAAAGAAGCAATACTCTCAGCTATGCTTTCTAAACCTCTTTCTAATGCCGCAGCAATTTCTTGTAAACCCTCTTTGCTGTGCATTGCGTGACCTTCTATTGCGCCTACACCATTAGTAAGAGCGTCACCGTTACCCAAATGGTAAGCAGCTTTTATAATTGCCTGTGCTATGTCGTCATATTGTTCTTTCATTTACTTTCTCCTTGGTTAAGTTCTTCGGTGCGTTCAGCGTACACCTGACCAAACAAATCATTCAGCCCGGGCAACAACTCTTTGAGTAACTGCGCACGACTAATCGCCCCACCTTTGCGCTGTAAGTCAGACGCCGTAAGCAACCGCTGCATAACTTCTTTATTGAAAGTCCTTGGGCGTAACACTTTCCTTTCGGGGGCTTCAAGCTGTACGTCATGCTGCTCTAACAATTTAGTCCAACGCCCAAAATCAATAAACTCTTCAGGGTTAGTTTTCATGCGCTCAAGCAGCAATGCAACGCCTTTATTTATTTTCATACATACTCCAACGCAAGTGCGCTGACATAGCCTCTTTAGTTTTTTGCATAGCCTTGGCTAACTCTTTTGTATAGTCTTTCGACACTTGACGCATTGGGTCATGCTCACCTTGAAGCAACTCACTCATGACCGCTTTGGTAAAGCTTTCGCCTTTTTTACCTGTCGGGTAAGTACGTGCATCATTTAAGTTAACTTTGTAATCCCTAAACAAGCTACTCCACCGCATAAGTTCAAACCGATCAAGCTGAGGTACAAACTCGTGGATGTGTGTCTCACGCCTAGCCAACAATAATTCAACGCCCTTGTTCATTTGTTTTTCCATATGGTTTCATACGCTTTCGCATATTGTTCGGGGGTGATGCCCATTCTCTTTGCCATGAGTAACTGAGTACCTGTAAGCTTCACAGTTGTTGTTGGTTCTTCAAGGTCACATCCAGTAAGCAGCCTGTGCATTACCTGCCTATTAAACTCCCGTGGGTTTTTGGGGTTATGTTCCTTATTCAACGGGTACGCCTCAAACGCAATCAGCAAGGAAGTCCAACGCCCCATTGAACAAAACTCGTGTGGGTGCGCTTTCATGCGCTCAAGCAGTAACTTCACGCCCTTGTTCATCAGCACTCTCCGTAGTTTTTACCAACACCGCTTTCGCAATTCAACGGTAGCTCTTTTGCCCAATCAGGGCGTATGCGCATACACATTTCAACGTACTCTTGTGCGGTCACGGCTTCATCTTCAGGTGCAACGATTGCAATCGCATCATGCACAGTCATTACCACTTTGTACTTCTTCGCTATACGTAGCATCTGCTCGCCAATGATCGTGCGAGCCAATCCTTGACACAAGTTTTCTACAACTTTACCGCCGTATATCTTGTTGGGTATAACTGCCTTACCCTTCTTCGTGTCATATACGTATTCGTCTCTACCATCTTCTTTGGTTTGCTTGCGTAGGTTCGGGTATTTAATGTGTAAGCCGTTAGGCATACGTATACCCTTCTTGCCATCTACAACGACTACACCTTCACGCCCAAGGTCACACGTTTTGTCCTCTGCGATAGCGTCAAGCGCACGACCTGCTTGCCGCCATAGCTTCGTAATTGATGGATAGGTATCGCGGTAGACTTGGATGATTCGAGCCGCTTCAGCTTCTTCAATGTCCACACCAAAAGTTTTAAGTTGCGTCTTGAACTTAACTGCACCCATGCCGTAGCCAGCACCAAGAATAGTAGTCTTGCCGACGAAACGTTCTTCCTTAGTAATTTCTGATTCCGCCTTTCCATAGATAGCAGAAGCCATGATTTTGTATACATCTTTACCATCCTCAAATGCTTGCACTAAGTCATCTTGCCCCGCCAACCACGCCACCGTACGCGCTTCAATCTGCGATGAGTCTGAGTCAATCATCATGTAGCCTTCGGGCGCATGGATAGCGTGTTTCAGTGCCGACCCCCGCCCAAGGTTCTGCATATTCACTTTATCATCGCCACCCCAACGCCCTGTATGCGCTGCGTAGTAGCGTAGTGGTATAGGCAACCTGCCACGGTTTGCAATACCTATGAACCGTTGAGTCCTTGTCTCTTCTTGCGTAGACTTAAGCCCTAGACGGGCCGCAACTAATGTTTGTACCGCTAGTGATGGGTGGTCAAGGAGGGCTTTGAACCCCTCGTCTGTTTTAGAAAACGCCCATGCTTCCTTACCGGTAACGGGGCTGATCTTTCTAGGCGGCTCAACATTACATTCCTTAAGCAAGTTAGCAAACTTATCGTTACTCATTAACGCTTCACGGTTATCCATACCTACAGCTACAAGCATTCCCGTCTTTTTAGTTTGTATAGACGATAAATGAGTTATCAATCGTATAACACTTAACTCAAGCACCGGTTCGCTAAACATACGTATGGTTAAGTCAATCAGCCGCAGCTCAAGCGCAGGGAACTCAGGCGACATGCAGTTAAACAACTTGTACGTCAACTCGACGTCGTTCACGCAATACTCGCCGTACTCAGCTAGGTCGTAGGGTGTGAAATCGAGTCGATGCTTACCCAACGCTTGCGCTACCGCAGTGCCTTTTTGACCCAAGCCATAATGCTGCGTAAGCTTGTCGAGGCTTCCACCCACTTCTGTGCTGTGTATAGCCCTTGCCATACTAAGCGTATCAAGCCAACCACGAGGGTGAATACCAAAATGCCAAGTAAGAATAGCGGCATCAAACATAGCATTATGAGCAAGTGCAAGATTGTCATCGAAGTCGAAACTTTCGAGAAATTGTTTGGTGTCTGAGTACGTGCCTGAGTACCATTGCGTTTCACCATCGTTCACCTTTACGCTTACGCCAATCACCTCAAACTCTGCACCACGTACGTATTCTTCTGTAGTCAGCTTAGATAGGCTGTACGTCTGTGAGTAGTACGTCTCAAAATCAAGTGTGATGATGTTCATGGCTTAGGCAACCATGTGATTTGTTCGTCACCTTCCACGGTCACAACACCGTTTTTTGTAAATGTATGTGTACCTTTTGGGGTCTTAACTACTACTGAGCCGCCACTACCTGCATAGCTAGAACCGCCCCCACCATAGCCGCCGCCACCACCACTGCCAATTGCAGCAATACCGCCCCCTGCCAATATTGTTAACGCATCATTTGTCAGGCTTGCAGCGGTTATTAACTTTTTAGGGTACGACACACTATTCAGCGAAACACCATCTCCAACCTCACCCTCACGCACAAGCAACTCCTTCATCACCGCTTCGGTGAAGTCGTCACGCCTTTTGTTTGCGTACCACTCGTTTAAACTCTCCTTGGCTTCTTCCCATGCAAACTTTTCTTCCTCAGTCATGTGATGAGTAAAGTTTTCCATCATGGTTGTCCACCTAGATACAATGTGGCTACCAGTTTCCCAACCGTAAAACTCTTGTGGGTGTGTCTTAGTGCGTGCAATCAGTATCTCAAGACCTCGATTCATTTAAATCCCAACCTTTTATTTATTTTGCTGAGCATGCTTTCAGACATTGGCTGCGGGTGTGAGCCTTGGCTAGATTCGTATGGGTAAGCGTTCATCAAACCTTGTGCATGCCGCGCTGTCGCTTCCTGATGTGCTGCTATGTGTTGGGCTTGCGCTTGCGCTGCATTACGGTACTGGTTTGTGTCCACATCGTACAGACCTGCGCCACCGCCGCCATACACATTTAGGTCGTTGACATTGTTGCTTGCCCCGCTAAGACGTATTTTTGGTTGCCCCATTTGCCCTTGCATTTTTGAAATTATGTCTTCACTTGATGATAGTTTTGGCTCAGGGTTA